GATAAGCAGATCGCAAACGCTCTCAAGAAACTCACAACCAAGAAAACTTCGGCAAATGGCCGAGTCAATGATAACACATTAATACTCAAAGCATGATGGCAGATGAAATACCAATTAAACCCGTAATTACTTTTGATGAACTTCGTATGAAAGTTGAGAAGTATGTTCAAACCGATGGAATGTCCTATGTCGAAGCAATAGTTGATATCTGTAAAGTGAAGGAGATCGATCCTGTAGACATTGCAAAGATTATCAAAGGCCCGCTGAAGGACAAACTAGAAGCCGAAGCAATGGAACGGAACATCATCAAAAGAACAACTGCATATCTTGTGTGAATGGTTATACTGCATATCAAATTTACCTGTCTCTTAAACTTCATTTTACAAATGATTCCTACGATGCAACCAAGTATGGTTTTAAAACCAGTTCGAACGAATCAACATTCTCGCGACGAAAGGATCGATTCTTTTTTGAACGAATAGGACGAAAATATAAGGAGGCTGATATTGTCATCGACTACTTCACCGCCAACTTTCTTGTTGGAGTCAAGTGGATAGGTGACATGAAAGAGGAGAACTACTCAAAGTATGTCAAGAGAATGCAATCTCTTTCCTACGAATTTGAAAAGGATCTTCGAACTCTTTCCGAACAATGCGACTCCTTTGATCAGATCTGTACAACTACGATCCCATTTGATTGCCTTTTGGCTGATGAGATCTCAGCGGAAACAATCGCGATCATCGATCTTCTGGTAAACAATCTTAAACGACTCAAGAAAGATATTAGCGATCCTCTTGGAATGTACACCGAACAAATAGAAAACATTTTGAAGTATAAATTACTACTATCTCGAAGGAATATACCGGCCGAAAAACTTGTAAAAACTGTAAGAAAAGTCTTTACAAAGTGATCGAAATGTGTTATATTACTTCTTCACACACAAAAAAATACACTGTTATACACTAAAATACGAAAATATATGTCATTCGAAAAACTAAAAGCAAATCGACTAGCGTCGATAGAAAAGTTGGTAAACGCCGCCGAAAGCGTCTCTGAAAAGAAGTCTTATGGAGACGACCGAGAGTGGAAACCAACAGTTGATAAAGCAGGTAATGGTTATGCCGTTATCCGCTTCCTACCATCTTCGAACTCTGAGGATCTTCCTTGGGTTCGTTTCTGGGATCATGGTTTCAAGGGGCCAACCGGCAGGTGGTACATTGAGAGATCTCTTACTTCAATTGGTCAACAAGATCCATTGAGTGAAATGAATTCTCAGTTGTGGAACTCGGGAAGGGAAGAGGACAAGGAATTGGCTCGTACACGCAAGCGTCGTTTGCATTACGTATCAAACATTCTTGTAATCTCGGACTCAGCGAATCCATCAAACGAAGGTAAGGTCTTTCTTTACAAGTATGGAAAGAAGATCTTCGATAAGGTCATGGACGTGATGCAGCCTCAGTTTGAGGATGAGAAACCTATCAACCCATTTGACTTCTGGGGTGGAGCGAACTTCAAGTTGAAGATTCGTAATGTCGAGGGTTATCGCAACTACGACAAGTCAGAGTTCGATTCTGTTGCCGAACTCTTTGAAGGTGATGAAGACAAGTTGAAGAAGGTCTATGATAACATTCATGAGTTGAATGAGTTCATCGATCCATCTAGTTACAAGTCTTACTCTGAACTCAAGAAGAAGTTATATGAGGTACTTGGTGAAGAAGATGTCGCCAACACCTTTTCGGTAGAACAAACTACCGAGCTCAATGAGACCCGTGAAGAGCGAGTGGACGCACCCGCACCCAAGAGCGAGGATCAGAGTGTTAGTTCATCAAGCAATGATGAAGGTGAGGAAGACACCTTGGCATATTTCGCCAAGTTGGCTCAGGACTAACCGGACTGATAAACAAAACAGAGGGGCGATACTGGAGAAATCTGGTATCGCCTCTTTTTTATTAGAAACCGTATGCCATCGTGGTCAATGGTCTAGATAAGACAGTTGACTCGTCTGCATGGTTTGAACCATTGAAGGTGACACTTGGAGCATTCACTGTTGAATTTTGTGTAGTTCCTCCACCCGCAACTACAACGGCCGCTGGTTGTGATTGAGCGTCAGCGATATTAGACATTCCCACTTCCATTTGAGCGCCAGTATTATTGACTTGTACCACCTCTAATTCCGGAATGATCTCTCCTGTTTTTGGATCTAAACCAGCATATTCGTAAACGGAGTCGGGAATTGCCTTTGCAGCTAAACTTCTTGGATCGTACCAAGGGGCATCTGAGTCGGGTGTAGGTAGAATGAATCTCAATATCGATTTCGTGATATCCATTACCTTTGTTGCTAATCCCGAAAGAGCTTCCTTTGGATTCGAAAAGAGTTCCTTAAAGAAATCTACTATTGCGATTACACCATCCGTAATTTTATCGAAGAGTCCACCGATCAATTCTTTGAAATCGAACGAGTCAAGTATCTCCGAGAAGTTCTCAAATCCAAGTTTTCCTGCGATCCAAGATATTGCTGATTTCAGAAGATTTAAAGGTAGACCGATCAAACCTTGTGCCAAACCACTGATTCCTCCAAGAAGACCTCCGATCAATCCCTGAACAAATCCTTCATCCTCGTACTTTTCAAATCCAGCGAAGGCTCCTTTTACGAAATCTATTAAACTTTGTATGATTGTGAGTGGAAGAAAAAGTTTACCAAGAACCTTTCCAAGTGAAAAGAATTTTGGAAACACATTTCCAAAAGTACCCAAAAACGTTTTGAATGGATTGAATATTTTCATCAATCCACCGCCACCGCCCGGTATGGTAGAAGTTATAAGTCTACTAATACCACTAAACACTTTTGGTATTGCCTTAAAAACATTCAATACTCCTTTTAAAGCCTTGGATGATTCTTTTCCAAAATTCTTTGCAGTTATACTGACAAGACGAAATATCTTGGTTTTTTTGATTGAATTGAAAATTCCGCTGGTTCCTTTTAACAGATTACCCAAAATCCCAACGATGCGTTTTATGCTTCTTGTGAACCTAATAAAAGAAATTCTAAGTTTTCGAAATGTTCTTGTTCTCTTTATGAAGTCTAGTATTGGTTTAAGTAAAGTCCTGTTAAGAACTTTACCTAAAAACTTCAGAACATTAACAAAGTTTAGTCCAAGTCCTGCAACAAATCCTGTCAAAATTCCGGTTATTCCCGCTGAAACTACGGCCAATAACCCGACGAGGCCTGGTATTTCAAAACCATCAGATTTGGCCTTCTCCTCTTTCTTCTCCTCCTTTTTACCACCTTCCAGAGCTTTCAACAACTCTCGTCGATTTTCTTCATCCTGAAGAGCATTGCCTTTAAAGAAGTCAACTAACTCGTTCATAGAATTGAACAAACTATTAAATCCTTCAACATTTATCTGTTTGAGGGTCTTAATGGAATTTGATCCGCTATTGCGATCCAATTGTCCTTCTGCTTTAAGTCTTTCTATGACTCCTAAAAATGATGATTCTTCAGCCATTTTTCTTTATTCTTTCGTTTTCTTCTCGGATGTAATCTAACAACATTGAAACATATATTTGCCTTTCCCAAGGAATCATATTGTCGAGTTCAGTCAAACTGTATTTGTGATGTTGCATCATCGAAAAGTTAGTTTGATAGTGGTTCGCTAAGGAGTCGTGAGAAAGGCTTAGGTAAAAAAAGATTGCAAACCATTCAATTCGTAAGAATTTTTATGGCCACATTTTTCACAGGTATATTCAATAGTGTGTTTGAGGGTTGGTTGGTTTAAAATGAATTCTTGTATTTTTTCTAAATGTTGATGTGAAAGAGAATCTACAAAAGTCTCCAGTTCTTTCTTTGAACAGGTAGAAGCACTGTAGACATTATCGTTGTCGTAAATACTATCAATGGTTGCAATAATCGCATCTGTTATTTTATCGTCTCCCTTTTTGATGTCTGACATACGCAACGGTTTCAATGTAACACCGATAGAGTCATTCAACTGGATATTAGGATCAATCTCGTTTTCTGGAAACTGAACTTGAACGTCTTCGAGATTTACTTCTACTTTATTGTATTCTCCACACTCTTCACACTTCAGCTGAAAAGAAACAACTTCACCCACACTCTTTGATCTTATCTTAAGAAAGATGTATTCAATATCATACATTGGTATGTTATTAACATCGATCTTCGAAAAGGTACAAGCTTTGATAATTTCCTTTACTGCTTGAAGTATCTGAGTTTCGTTTTCAGATTCTTGAGCAATCATAAGTACCTTCTCTTCTTTTACGAGGAAGGGGCGATACTGTAATTTCTTTTTAGTCGAAGGTACAACTAGGTTGTACTTCGGCGCTTCTAATACTGGTAATGGCATAATCTATAATAATCTATTAAGCACGCCTCCAATTATATTTTTAACACCACCGATGGAGGAGGCAATGGATCCTTCGGTTTCATAATCTTCATATGTCAGTGTGACATTCAGTTTTTGTGTTTCTGTTGAAGAATTATTTAGTTCAATCGCATTCATTGTTACCGGAAAGGCGTTCTTTAACTTCACGCCGTACACCGGAACATTCTGTTGATTTAACTGTTGTATAGTTACATCACTTACAAATTCGTTTTTATATGCTACCTGATAAGTTTCAGGGTCAATGATAAGATCTAACCAACGATCAAATACCTTTTTCATGTGGTAGTCATTGGTCAAGTGGAAAACAAAGCTCACATCTTCGTTGAAGTATCCTTGAGGTTCCTTCACAGACTGACGATAGTTTCTGTTTTGATGATCCAGAGTTTGTATCTGCCGCCCAGGCAAAGAACAACTCTCACATAAAATGGCGATGTCTCTTGGATCGTTTACGAGTTGCCCTGTTCCAAAGTTTCCACTCAAAAGGTTACTCGCAACGTTTTGCAAGTCTAAGTTCAATAGTGTTTGAGAAGGTGGCGACATGAATATCGCGAAACGATTTGCCGGAGCCAATCCACTTCTTCGACTGATAACCGACTTGAAGTCGTCGATTGTGGTTGGACTTATGAGACCTTGAACTTTGTTGACTAAAGACATTATGCTATGAGTTTACGTGATTTGTTCCAGACGGTTTGCCTCTTGTTCTTCACAAACTGATCGGTTGGCATGAAGAGTGCGGCTTCCCATTCGGTTGCCGGAACTTCTGATACTCTTGATTTGATTTGTGAGGTGAGATATCTTTTGAAACACGGTTCAAACTCTTTGAGTTTTTGAGCTCCGGACAAAAGACCATAGGATAGTTTAAATTTTGTACTTCGATTGTACTTTTT